CGCTATATTTCACAGCAACGTAGCGGCAGTAGCCTATGCTTTGAAAGCACATTATTTGCTGTGTGCGATGGCTTTCCCCATTGGAATTTGTGTCTTCTTGCCCGCCATAGAGCGGGCTTTTTTTAAGCCAACTCCCGCTGCCCAGAACAATCCTAACTTCATGACTTGTAGGACCATTCCCACATCGCAAGAACTCACACACTTCTAACCTGTAATGGCTACACGCATACAGGATGTTGCGCGTTAGCTGTACGAGATTTGCAGGTTAACCCTGTGCTGAATCACTTTGCCCGCCACTGAGCGGGCTTTTTTGTGCCCGCCCCCATTTTGTGCTGTATCTCGAGCAAAAAGTGATCACTGGTATCTATCGGCTGTAAAAGCTGAATGGTGACCTAGCCAGCTAGTCTGACATTCTGGATTTCCCTTCCCCTTGAACGAATTCATGCCCGTGTAACGTGGGCTTTTTTGTGCCTGTAGATTACCGCAAAAAATAAATCCACACCAAAATCATACACATAACGTGTTACATCTATTTTATTCACAAATCGTGATTGACCATTAAATCACAATATGTGAACATCATTCCCATCAGCAGGACGCAGTACCCAACAGGATATTGCACCGCTCTTTAACATTGATGGGGTTTATTTCTCCCGCCCTTGTGGGAGACCAAAGAGCAGTTGGCTTTGGGGTGTGGTAGCGCAGTGGCAGACGCGGGCATAGCAGCCGTAACTCTGGTTCGATTCCAGACCACACCACCTAAGCCAATTACCGGAGGTAAATATGTTTGCAGCTACCAACAGCGTCAGCCGTCGCTACCTCAAGCGTGGCGAACTGATCGCAAAACGCCGTGCAGAAGCGGCTGAAAGTAAAGCCCGCGTTGACGTCAGTGCCGAGCGGGTTTCGCGCGCTGTATCAGCGCCGAGCCTTCGCGAGAAACACGAAGCTGGCGCCATGTGCCTGCCCGCAGTAGCGATTTACAGCGCCGGGCATCGCAAGGTTCGCAAAGACGCAACGCACATCATTAAGTGAGGAATTATGGGGCTGGATATATCGGCATATAGCGGCATTAAAAAACTTAACGCCACCACAAACGATGATGGCGAAGCCATCGACAGCACAACAGGCGCCGCTTTGCCGTGGGACGGCATGTGGTTCACGCCCTGGGTAAATTTTGACTTTCCGGGGCGCGCTGATGATGTCGAAAGTGGCGCTGTTTACGCGTACGAGGATTGCACCGGCCACGGCATTGGGTACGGTGGCCACTACTGGTGGCGCAACAAATTAGCAGAGGTTGCTGGATACCCGCTGACGGAGCAGATCCAGTATGGTCGAGTTGAAGAGTGTCATTTTGCTGGCGCATTAGCAGCTGAAAGCGGCCCGTTCTATGAGCTGATTAACTTTAGTGATTGCGACGGGGTAATTGGCACAGCAATAAGCAAAAAACTGGCGAAAGATTTCGCCGATTTTGAAGAAAAAGCCAGGGCCGAAGGTGGTGACTTTTACGAAAATTACCAGCACTGGAAAAATGCATTTGATATGGCATCCAAAAACGGATGCGTAAGGTTTCACTGAGCCGCATAAGCGGCTTTTTTTACGCCCAAATTCAGGAGAGTGAGATGAGCAAAGAGACAGGCGGATGTGCGTTTCCTTTTGTGCCTGAAGATGGCACCGAATGGAACCAGGTTGAATTCGGCATGACGCTGCGCGACTACTTCGCAGCCAAGGCTATTCAGGCATCGTTACCCGACCCGGCATATTCCACTTGGGACGCTAAACGACATGCTCGGCGTGCATACAGCGTAGCCGACGCAATGATCGCAGCGCGCGGCCTTGAGTGACACCGCAATGGCCTGTTACGACAGGTCATGACGGTGCATTTGCACCAGACGCGTAATGAGCCGCAATGCGGTACGAGAGTTTTTCGCCTTTGGCTCCTGCAGGAATGCAGGGGCCATTTTTTTAACCAAACCAACCCATTTAAGGATGTCCACGATGAATCTTGCGATCGCGGGCGGCACCATCGTGGATGCCGCTCAGCTTTACCCTTCCCAGTTAACCCGCTTAACCGAACGCCTGCGCACTATCTGCCGCTGGCTTACTGACACCATGAAACAGCCAGGAAAACCATGATGAAGAATCGTTATTTTCTGAAAGCGCAGGAGCTTTCAAGAGAGGCCCATCTGTTCGGTGACAGTGCGAAGTGGGCTATGGCAATGCTGCTGTTACGGAGGGCGCAACTGTGAAACTCACCTGGCAAAACAAGCAGGAAATTCTTCGCATCATCGCAGGTTTTACCGAGCAGGATAACGACCGCGTTTCAGCAGAGGTTGAGCGAGTAGTAGAGAGCAGTAAATCGAACCCAGCAGAAAACGCCATGACAATCTTCCTGGCAAAGCATTATGACTTCGACCTGGTTGAAGTGGCCCAGGACGATGTAAGCGCACAGGATATGGCTCAAACGTTCGTATGGGATTACGTAACGAAGATCGTTCAGTGGGATATGGCCGTAGGAATTTACCGACGCCGCCATGGCAATCAGGAGGCTGCTTGATGGAACCGGGCATCTATTACGACATCAGCAACGAGTCGTACCACGGCGGCCCCGGAATCAGCAAATCGCAGCTGGACGACATTGCTATCAACCCGGCGATCTTCCAGTGGCGCAAAGAGGCGCCGGAGGATGAGGAGAAGAAAGCCGCGTTAGATATGGGAACCGCCCTGCACTGCCTGCTGCTGGAACCTGAAGAGTTTGATCATCGCTTCATCGTAGCGCCCGAGTTTAATCGCCGGACCAATGAAGGTAAGGCGAACGAAAAAGCCTTTCTGAAGGACTGCGCCGGGCTGGGCATGACGGTCATGGACGCCGAGGAAGGTCGCAAGCTGAAGCTTATGCGTGCCAGCGCCCTCGCCCATCCTGCGGCCCGCTGGCTGCTGGAAGCTGAAGGCCATCAGGAAGCATCAATCTACTGGAACGACGAGCAGACCGGCGAGCTTTGCCGGATCCGGCCAGACAAGTTTCTTTCCGGCCAGCCCGTCATCGTCGACGTGAAGAAAGTGGCTGATATGTCCCGCTTCGCCCGCCATGTCGAAGAGTTCCGCTATCACGTTCAGGACGCCTACTACCGCGAAGGCTTCAGCAAGCACTTCGGCGAATACCCGCTTTTCGTTTTCATCGCCGTCAGCGAGTCGATCGACTGCGGCCGGTATCCGGTGCGCACCTTTCAGTTGCAGGAGGACGATGTTGCTGTGGGCTATGACCTCTTCCGCCGCGACCTGAATACCTATCACGAATGCATGCTGACCGGTAACTGGGGCGGCATTGAAGAAATCACGCGCCCGGACTGGGCAAAAAGGAAGGATTACGCATGAGCAACGAAATCACACACGCACCGGTCAACGAGGCCGACACCAAAGCGGCAATCTTCAGCCCGAGCGGCCTGCAAAAGTTACAGGCTTTCGCCAACGTTATGGCTGAGGGTCGCGCAACAGTGCCAGCCCACCTGGCAGGAAAACCTGCTGATTGTCTCGCTATCGCGCTGCAGGCTGCGCAGTGGGGCATGAACCCCTACGCAGTAGCGCAGAAAACGCATCTGGTTAACGGCACGCTGGGTTATGAAGCGCAGCTGGTTAATGCTGTCATCACCAGCTCAACAGCCGTACAGGGGCGCTTTAAATACGAATACGGCGGCGACTGGGGAAAGTTCAAGCCTGGCGCAGCGAATGCAGCCAACGAGCGCGGCCTGTTTGTTCGCGTCGGCGCAGTGCTGCGCGGCGAAACGGAAATCACCTGGGGCGAACCGCTATTCATGGAGTACGTCACCACGCGAAACTCTCCGCTCTGGAAAACGGCGCCGAAGCAGCAGCTGGCTTATCTGGCCGTCAAGTACTGGGCGCGCCTCTACTGCCCTGACGTCATTCTCGGGGTTTACACTCCGGATGAGTTCGAGCCGACGCAGCGCGCGGAACGCGACGTCACCCCGGCGCGCAGCCGTGCGGAACTGAACAACCTGATCAACAGCAAGCCCGAAACGCAGCAGCCCGAGCGCGAAATTAACCCGGC